CCCGAAGGGCCCTGGGGCTGGATCTTACGATGCTGCTCCATTTTAATCAGTCAAAGAAGAGAGCTACTCGCCTCTTTGCACAACATTCCAGAGTCAAACCTTCGAAGAAGGTTGTTTTCTTGGTCAGAATATTTCCACAAGGGAATACCTAACTGATTAGTTTGTGCAAAGTTGAGTGAGCGGATTCCCCTCTTCAACATCTTCACGAATTCAGCATAATAAGTGGGTCCATGCTGGACTACCTCTATCAGGGCCTCATCTATCTGAGTTCTCACTGTAGTCACGTCATTTTCCTGTATGCGTGACCACACAAACTGCTGCTCTATAGAGTCCTTTTCTAATGGGCTCATAACAATAGCTCCTCTTTTCACGAATCTTCTTTTCAAAAACATGAGCTCTTCTACTGATTTTCTGGTCATATCATGGTTCTTTGCAGCTGTGGTATAGTCTTGTCCAAGTTGTTCAGCCATAATCCTACTTACTTTTTCAAAAGTGTAATCACTTGTTTCATTTGTACTGTAAATTCCATCATCTCCAAAGCAGGTAAAAGTTACTTCATCAGTAAATGCCCCTAGAGACATTTTGCCGGTGATTTCTCTATAACAATGCCAATGGTAGAGGAAATTGACAATACAATTTACAACAGTGGTCATGGGATTACCTGAAGGGTTTCCATGTTTTACAAGGTGAATTTCACTGTAACTAAGGTGAAAAGTTTCAATGAATTCACTCCATAAGATTTTCATTACAGTTTCATTATCTGAATAACTATCTAAAGCAAGGATCGTGTCAATAACAACTTGGCCAGCAGCTTTCATAAAGTCAGCCCTAAGGCGACCATCAAATGATCCAAAATCAGCATCCATACCAACTTGACCTTTTGATTTAAGTCGTTCATAGAGATCTCTCCACTCAGCGGAAACTGGGTTGATTCCAACTGAATGGAAAAGCTCCCTACGGTGGCGTTGCCATGCAGTTTTAAATTTTCCAAAATATTTCCTAGCAAGAATGACAGTTTCCAAGGGAGCAGCAGTAAACAATCTTGTTTTTCCAATCCTGACTTTTTCTACAGGTCTAGTTTCATCCTTCAGGCAGTTTTTCCACAGAGATAGTGTTCGAAATCCATCTTTTCCCAGTGATTCTTTTGTTTCAACAACATCTGCAAGTAGCTGTCCATGATAAGTTTCTCTGTTTATGGTGTAACGATATCCATATTTAGTTTCATCCCGAGTCAGGTATGCGTTCTTCTTTTTCCCGGATGTTTTTCCTATCCGTTGCCAAGGTTCTCCAGCACTTGTGGTGACGTCTAACGGGGTGCTTTCAGGATCTGTTAAAAATCCTGAAAACACCTCTTCTTCAGTCATCGTTGACATATCTTCTTCATAAAGTACATTTATGTAGTGTTCTGTCAATTGCTCTGTCATATCCTTGAGAGTTTCGGTAAATTCTCCTTCCATCTTTCCTGCATATTTCTGAATCTGGGTTAATAATAAATCTGGATATCCATGGGCATTAGCAGCTAAATTGGAGGTATCTTCTACTTGGTCTAAGGACAATGCTGAGGGGAGGGTTTTAATGGGAAATCCTTCCTTGAGCAAATGAGGAAGGATATTGG